TGGTCTAAGCCGTGAGAATTCTGAAGTTCTTGGTGAAGCAGGTAGTCTCTTCCGCGAGATGAGCTTCAGCATTGAGAAGACATCGGTTACTGCAAAGACCCGTGCTCTCAAGGCAGAATACACCCTAGAACTAGCACAAGACCTTAAGGCAATCCACGGTCTTGATGCTGAGCAAGAGCTTGCTAACCTACTCTCAAGCGAGATTCTCGCTGAGATCAACCGTGAAATCATCCGCACCGTTTACACTGTTGCACTTCCTGGTGCTCAGCAAGACGTTGCTACTCAGGGTACTTTCGACCTTGATATCGATTCAAACGGTCGTTGGATGGCAGAGAAGTTCAAGGGTCTCCTATTCCAGATTCAGCGTGATGCAAACGCTATCGGTCAACTAACCCGTAGAGGTAAGGGCAACTTCATGATCTGCTCTGCAGACGTTGCTTCCGCTATGAGCATGGCTGGTATGCTTGATTACGCTCCTGCTCTCAACACTTCACTCAACGTTGATGACACTGGTAACGTATTTGCTGGTGTTCTCCAGGGTGGTATCCGTGTTTACATCGATCCATTCGGTGCTCCTGTCTACTCACAAGGTCAGGCTGCTAAGCACTACTATGTTATGGGTTATAAGGGCACCTCACCTTACGATGCAGGTCTCTTCTATTGCCCATACGTTCCTCTCCAGATGGTTCGTTCGATCAACCCTGACACCTTCCAGCCTAAGATTGGCTTCAAGACCCGTTACGGTATGGTCAGCAATCCATTCGTTTCAACCACAAACGTTAATGGTATCGCTGGTGGCACTCCAGACGGTTCAACTCTTACTCCTAATACTAACCAGTATTACAGAAGAGTTAAAGTTACCAACCTCACCTGATTTACAGGTCAAGAATCAAGACCCCTTCGGGGGTCTTTTTTTATGCAAATAAATAAAGAAAAAGGATAGAATCATGGCAGCAAAATGGTATGATGATCAACCAAAAAATAGAAATTTTTTGGCACCCACTGGATTTAAATTAGATTTGGATTTATTTGCTGGCGTAGATTTTTATTGTCAACGAGCATCTATTCCAGATGTCAATGTTCCTAACGCAATAGTTCCAACACCATTCAGACCAATTCCAATTATATCTTCAGGTGGATTATCTTACGGTGATTTAAGAGTTACTTTTATCATCGATGAAGACATGACAAATTATATTAATGTTTGGAATTGGATTCAAAAAAATAATTTGGGAGAAGGATTTGATGATTCGGAACCACAATATTCTGATGGTAGATTATTAATTTTAAATAGTAATTTCAAAGAAAATATTATTGTTGGGTTTGAAAAATTATTTCCAGTAGATTTATCAGAAGTATCTTTTGACGTAGGAGATACTGAAGTAGACTATCTAACAGCAGACGTAACATTTAAATTTGTGCGTTACACTTTCAATAACAAACGAATGCAGAAATTATGAAATTTGATGATTTGAAAACACTCTTTAATCATGTTAAATCAGAATGGCATGAAGATTCACACATCGACTTCCAGTTTAAAAACAAACAATACTCAGCAGACCTAGCACAAATCTCGCTAGACATTCCTTACCAGCACAATAAATATTTAAACTTCTACAACGATTTCTCTACAGAGAAGACAGCACTGGAGTTCCAGTATCGTATGAAGTTAAAAGAAAAAAGAGAATATTATCAAGGGGAAGCAGACCCCGAAGTTTACAAAGAAAAACCTTTTGGGCAATCCATAAAAACATCCGAAAAGATGAAAGTATATTTAGAAGCGGATGTGGATTTGATTAACATTGAGATGAAAATAGAGTTTATTAATAAGGCACTTTTCTTTTTGGATAATGTTCTTAAAATGATTTCCAACAGAAGTTTCCAAATTAAAAACGCTATCGAGTGGGAGAAATTTATTAACGGTAGCACCTAATGACAAATCTGGCAGTTGCAAAAAAGAACAACATTTATCTGACCATCAAAGCAGAACCTCACGTTCATTACGAGTTAGCAGATTACTTTACGTTCGACATTCCAAACGCCAAGTTTATGCCACAGTATAGAAGTGGTGTGTGGGATGGCAAGATTAGACTTTACTCACCAGGAACAGGTGAACTATATTGTGGTCTCATATCACATCTCAAAGAATGGTGCGGTATCAAAAACTATTCTATTTCTTATGAACCTAATAAGTTTTACGGAGATGTAGAAGATAAGAATCCTATGATCACTCTCGAAGGGGTCAAAGGATTCATGGCAGCTGTATGCCCAAACCATCAACCCAGAGATTATCAGGTTCAGGCTGTCTACGAAGCATTGCTAAACAACCGCAGACTTCTACTCTCTCCAACTGCCTCAGGTAAATCTCTGATGATTTATTCTCTGGTGCGTTATTACTATGCAGCAGAGTATAGAAAGACAGGAAAGAAAACTCTCATCATCGTTCCCACCACTTCACTGGTGGAGCAGATGTATAAAGACTTCGAAGACTACGGCTGGGATGTAGAGGAGCACTGCCACAAAATCTATGGTGGTAAAGATAAGAACGTAGAGAAAGCTGTTATCATTTCTACTTGGCAATCTATCTACAAGTTTCCTAAGCGTTGGTTTGATGACTTCTCTTGTGTCATTGGTGACGAGGCACACCTATTTAAATCCAAATCACTTACTGGCATCATGACTAAGTTGCATGAAGCTAAGTATCGTTTTGGTTTCACTGGAACACTGGATGGTTCTGCTACTCACAAGTGGGTGCTGGAAGGATTGTTCGGTGAGTGTAAGCATGTCACTAAGACAGAGAAGCTTATCAAGGAAGGTCATCTGTCTGATTTCAGAATCAAAGTTCTTTTGCTGAAGCATGAGAGAATGGAGTTCTTTGATTATCAAGGAGAGATTGATGCAATCGTTGATAATCCAAAACGCAATAGGCTGATTAAGAATCTTGTGCGTGACCTAGAAGGAAACTCTCTTGTTCTTTTCAACTATGTGGAGCGCCATGGAATGCCTTTATACGAGAGCATAAATAGTGTTGTCGAAGAAGGTCGTAAAGTTTTTCTGGTCTATGGTGGTGTAGACACCGAAGAACGCGAAGAGATTAGACGCATCACTGAAACTGAAAACAACGCAGTGATTGTTGCTTCATACGGAACATTCAGCACTGGCATCAACATTCGTAATCTACACAATGTTGTATTTGCTTCACCTTCAAAATCAAGAGTAAGAAACTTACAGTCTATCGGTCGTGTATTGCGTAAGGGCAATAACAAAACTTATGCAACTCTTTATGACATTGCCGATGAGTTCTGTAGAACACCACAAAAAAACTATACGCTTAAACATTTGGATGAGCGTTTGAAAATCTATGAAGAAGAAAAGTTCAATGTAGAAATCATCAAACTAGATTTAAAATAATATGGAAGAAGAATTTTATGCAACTATTAAATTAACTTCAGGTGAAGAGATTGTAGCTAAAGTTAGTTACGATCCAAATGATGATGTAATTGTAGTTTTAGAACCTCGTCTTGTTGAGAAGATTGAACAAAGAAAAAATAATTTAATTATTGAAGGAATTGTATTTGATGATTGGATTAATGCAACGTATGAAGATATGTTTATTATTCCTCGTTCTCAAATTATTACGATGACAGAACTTGATTCTAAGATAGCATCTTGTTATGAAGAACACCTAGAAGATAAATCTAAATATAGAAAATCAAATTCTTCTGAACCCAAATCAAATTCAAAAAGACAAAATCCTAAGAACCATGAAGGTTACTTAGGATCTATTAAAGAAGCTAAGAAGTTATTAGAAGAGATATATAATAAATCTTGAAAGCGCCACATTGCTATTATATACGGATTTAAGAGTTGTGTCAAGCCCCTTTACAATAACCGTTAAGTGTGTTACAATACAGACACCAACGGATGTAAACCATGTTAACTGTCGAAAAACCGATGGGTAGAAGAACCACAAAAGAAAACTACGTTAATAACCGTGAGTTTCTCGATGCCCTGATGGTGTATCGACAGCAGGTTGCTGCAGCAAAAGAGTCTGGTTCCACCAAACCCAAAGTTCCCAATTATATTGGAGAGTGCTTTCTTAAGATTGCTACACACCTATCATACAAACCAAACTTTGTCAACTACATGTTTAGGGATGATATGATTTGTGATGGCATCGAGAATTGTTTACAGTATATTGACAACTTTAATCCAGAGAAATCTACTAATCCTTTTGCTTACTTTACTCAAATTATCTACTATGCTTTCTTGCGTAGGATTCAACGAGAGAAAAAGCAATTAGAAATCAAATCAAAGATTCTTGAAAGGTCGGGATTTGATGAAGTTTTGCATATGGATAGTCACAGTGGTGACATGTATGGGTATAGTAGCAGTAGTGCTGATATGAACAGCATCAAAGAAAACCTTGAAATGCGAAGCAAGCGATGACAGTAGCTCTTATTACTGACCAACATTTAGACGGGAGAAAAGGTAGTGTCGCTTTTTGGGAATACTTCAAAAAATTCTACGACGACATCTTCTTCCCCGAACTGGAAAAGCGAGGAATCAAAACTGTTATCGACCTTGGTGACACGTTTGATAATCGCAAGGGCATTGACTATAACGTTTGGAATCGTGTGCGTCTACATTATTTTCAGCGTCTTGAAGATATGGGTATCTTCGTTCACATGATTCTTGGCAATCATTGCACTTACTATAAGAACACTAACGAGATTAACTCACCAGAACTTCTTCTAAAAGACTTCAGTAATATTGAAATCTATTCTCGCCCAGAGACAGTAATGATTGATGGTGCTAAGATTCTGATGCTACCGTGGATCAACTCTTCTAACTATGAAGAGACCATGAAACATATCGAAGGCACTAGTGCTGAGATTGCGATGGGTCACTTAGAGCTAAATGGTTTTGAAGTTACTCCTGGTATGAAGATGGAGCACGGTATGAATCCTGCTATCTTCTCCAAGTTTAAACAAGTATTTTCTGGTCACTATCATCACAAATCATCCAGAGGTAACATCACCTATCTGGGTAATCCTTACCAGATGTTCTGGAATGATTATAAAGACGAGCGAGGATTTCATCTCTATGAACCGACAACAAATAAACTCAAGCGGGTCAAGAACCCTTATGAAATTTTCCAGAAAATCTATTACAATGATTCTACTGGTTCTCATCTCAGCTTCGATACCAGTGAGTGTGCAAATACTTTTGTCAAGATTATCGTAGAAGATAAGAAAGATTACTTAGAGTTTGAAAAGTTTGTTGACTCTGTATTTGCATCACAACCTCATGATGTTAAAATTATTGAAACACTAGTAAACGATGCGTTTGTTGAAGAAGAAGAAGTAACAGAAGTTAAAGATACTCTTACTCTCCTGAACGAATATATTGATGAAGTAGAGTTAACCGTAGACAAAGCGAAATTAAAATCTGTTATGAAATCTCTATATATTGAAAGTTGTGAGGTAGTCTAATGTTTCTCATCACTCTCCAAGAACATCCCGATGGTGTTTACTCGGTCATTGACGAAGAGGGTGATCATGTAGTATACTTCTTTAGAGAAGAAGACGATGCCGAAAGGTATCTCGGTTTGCTAGAAGCAAACAGTGATGACCTCCCAGATTTAATGACATATGAAGTTGATGCCAAATCTGGCATCGGCATGTGTGAACTGAGAGGTATGAAATATCTTATAGTTGAATCTGACGACATTATTATTCCCCCACGATCTTATGATAATTTTCAAGACGATTAAATGGAAAAATTTTCTTTCTACTGGCAATCAGTTTACTGAAGTATGTTTAACTGATACTAAAAGTAGTTTGATTGTGGGAGCTAATGGCGCTGGTAAATCGACCATCTTGGATGCTCTAACTTTTTCTTTGTTTGGCAAACCATTCCGAAAGATTAATAAACCACAATTACTCAATTCAATTAATCAATCTGATTGTGTGGTTGAAATTGAGTTTGATATTAGTAAGAATAAATACAAAGTAATTCGTGGTATTAAACCAAATAAGTTTGAAATTTATCAGAATGGAATATTATTAGATCAAGATTCTTCTGCTGCAGATCAGCAAAAGAATTTTGAGCAAACCATTCTAAAGATGAACTACAAATCTTTTACTCAGATTGTGGTGCTTGGTTCATCTACCTTTGTGCCATTTATGCGTCTTCCTCTTGCAGCTCGCAGAGAAATTATTGAAGATATTCTTGACATTCAAATCTTCTCGACAATGAATGTCAATCTGAAAGAAAAAATTAAAGTAATCAACGACGAACTTAAAGACCACGAATATAAACTGTCTCTCGTCAAAGAGAAGATTGACATGCAGAAGCAGTTTATGCTTGACATTGAAAAGAAGAATAAAGAAGACATTCAAGAAAAAGAGAATCGTAAAGAAACTCTTCTACAAGAGGCTCTAGATTATGAGACACAAATCCTCAATAACGACAAGGAAATCGACACTAAGACCGCTGCCGTTTCAGACACGCAGACGCTTAAAGCAACGATCACTAAGGTTAATACGCTCAGCAACAAAATATCATCCAAACAAAAAACATATAATAAGGAAAAAATATTCTTTGAGCAGAATGATTCGTGCCCGACATGTGGGCAGAGTATTGAGGAGCATTTTAAACAAGAGAAGATCCAAGTTCTCTCGGATAAACTTGCTGAGGTGGAGAAAGCTATGTCTAATTTGGGACAACAACTTTCCGATCTCCAAAGTAAAGAGAATACCTTTATTCTTTTGATTGATGAAATAAACGAACTCAATCTAAAGAATCGACAACTCAATAATGAAATTAAGTCACTTCATAAACGAATTGAAGAACTGGACGACGACATCAGAAAACTGCGGGATTCAGATGTCAGTCAACGGGAGCAGTTTTCAATACTTAAATCCCTCAGCGAAGACGGGAAGCGAATCCAAGAAACGATTTCTGAAACAAAAGAAGAAAAAGACTGCCTACTCACGGCGGCGCAACTCCTCAAAGACTCGGGCATCAAAACGAGGATCATCAAAAAATACCTCCCAACGATGAACAAACTTATCAATGATTACCTTGATAAGATGGAGTTTCCAGCATCGTTTATGCTCAACGAAAGTTTTGAAGAGGTAATCAAATCACGTTACAGGGATGAGTTTAGTTATGAATCTTTTTCTGAAGGAGAAAAGGCTAGAATCGATATTGCTCTGCTGCTTACTTGGCGTAGTGTTGCTAAACTTAAGAATAGCGTGGATACTAATCTTCTAATCCTTGATGAAATCTTTGACGGATCACTTGACCAATCTGGTAACAGTGACCTCGGATGGATTCTCAAAACATTTGATGACAAAACAAACGTCTTTGTTATCTCTCACCGCGACAACATGGCAGACAAGTTTGACCGCTGCCTGAGATTTGAGAAGCATAAGAACTTCTCATACGTCACAGACGAAACATCAGAATAGCTTAACAGGGGTTGCTGCGGCGACCCCTTTGCTGTATAGTTGATTCATCAACGAAAGAGACCGATGTTCAACGCCGAAGTCAAGGGCAACCTCGCTCGCCTGCTCGCTACCGAGAATCTTATCGTAGAGCACCGCCCTGTAGAGACGGCGATGTTCAACGTGAAAGACCGTATCCTTACCCTGCCGATGTGGGAGAAGGCATCCGCCAACGTATACGATATGCTCGTAGGGCATGAAGTCGGTCATGCTCTGTATACCCCTGACAAGTGGGGTCAAGATTATGGCATTCCTCAGTCTTACCTGAATGTGTGTGAGGATGCTCGCATCGAGAAACTCATGAAGCGTAAGTTTCCTGGTCTTGCTCGTAACTTCTATGCTGGTTACAAAGAGTTGCAGGATGAAGATTTCTTCTGCATTGGCGACCGTGAGCTGGATAGTTATGCTCTGATTGACCGTGTAAATCTCTACTTCAAAATCGGTATTCACGCTGGTGAAGTATTCTCTTGGAATGAGCAAGAGAAAGCAATCGTAGATGAACTTGCTAATGCCGAAACCTTTGAGCAAGTTGTAGATGTTGCTCGCAAGATTCTTGCATACACTGAGCAACAGGAGCAACAGCAGGTTGTAGAAGCACAACCTGACCTTCAGCAATCCACTCAAGGTGGGGGTGATTCCACTCAAGGCGAGGGTGATGGTCAAGGTGAGGGTGAGCAACCTCAGCAGACTTCTGGTGACGGTAATCAAACTCAGGGTAACTCTGACTCTGACCAACCTGAAAGTGAGGGTCAAGGTGCTACCAGTGGCGCTGGTCAACACAACAAACTGGAATCTGAAACCGATAAAGCATTCACTGAGAATCAGAAGCAGCTGATTAGCGACTATCCTCGCTCTCAGAATCTTCATTACATTGAGCTACCTGACCTTAAGGTAGAAGATATTGTTGTTAATAACAAGCAAGTGCAGGAAGACTGCAACACTTGTTTCAATGAGCAAACCAATAAAGTGTTTGCTGAAGTTGACAAACAGTATCTTCAGTTTCGTAGCGAAGCACAACGCGAGGTTAACTACCTTGTGAAAGAGTTTGAGATGCGTAAGTCGGCAGACCAGTATGCCCGTGCCTCTACTGCTAAGACTGGTATCCTCGATACGGCACTGCTTCATACCTACAAGTGGAATGAAGATGTGTTTAAGAAAATCAATGTTGTGCCTGATGGTAAGAATCATGGTCTGATTTTTATCCTTGACTGGTCTGGCTCAATGGGTGGCATTCTGCAGGATACTGTCAAGCAACTGCTCAACCTTGCATGGTTCTGTAAGAAGGTGCAGATTCCTTTTGACATCTACGCTTTCACCAATGACTACTGGTGGCAAAAGAGCTACGACTATGTTACTCAAACTCGCACCAAATCTCCTCGCATTCAGAAACCCAAAGCTGGTCAAGTCAAACTGTGTGACCAGTTTAATCTGC